GGAATAATGCAAAACCGTTTCACGATATTGTGATATTGTAATTCATTACTGTAAAACCGTTTCACGTTTATATTTCTTGGTTAATCAGTTAGGTAACGGATAAAGTAAGACCGGGTCTCCGGCACCAGATTTATCCGTACCTAAATTCAGCTTTAAGACGACTTGGATGTCGTCAGAAATAGTTACTTCGTGGACGTAATTGTCCACGATTATTTTTTTCTTCTCACTATCAACACGGTCGAGGACGGAGTTTTTAAACCTGCTGAAGTATTTGAGGATCATTTCCCGTGTGATTTTTTGCGGTGTTTGTTCGGGCAGGTCGTTAAGCTGCTCTTCCAGTTCATCTTTTTGTTTCTGCAGTTTCTTGACTGTGCTGTCAAAGGGCCGCCAGTCAGCTCCGTCCAAGACCTGGTTGACGATTCTCTCCATCCTTGTGTCCAAGGCCTGGATTTTCTTCTTGAGTTCTTTGCTTGCCTGCGTGTACTGCTTGTCCTGCTCGTTTGCCATGGCATAAATTTTATTGACCATTTCCGGAAGTTTCTCCGGAGAAAACAGACTACCTTCGACCTGGTCAAGAACGTATTCCTCTACCCTGACCTTACTGATCTGCCTGTTGTCGCAGTCCCTGGTCCGGAGTTTCCTGTTACATTCGTAGTAACGTTTCCTTTTACCGTCTTTGGCCTTGCTTGAGTTGCCGACCATGGCAGCCCCACACTTGCCGCACTTAATCACACCGGTAAGGATATAAAGTTCGTCGCTTCTTTGTCTTGGAGTGGCCAGCTTTTTACTGTTCAGCCTTTCCTGCACTTTTTGGAACACCTCCTCTGATATTATCCTGGGGACGGTATCCGGAAGGGCGATTATTTCATCGTCTTTTTTGCGGGCGTGCCAGTTCCGGTGACCTTCGATTCTCTTAGGCGCCCGGTTGAAAACGTAATAACCAGCATATTTGGGGTTGCGCAGTATTTCATATAGGGAGTTTTTCCCGAACTTCTTTCTCTTTTTAGTCAGGTACCCGAGGGAGTTTAAATGGTCCTGGATCTGCCTGTAATTATTGCCTTGGATATACATAGTAAAGATCAGGCGGATTACTCCAGCTTCGTCCTCGTTGATGACATATTTCCCGTCAACAATGTCATAGCCCAGGGGAGCGGTCCCGCCGTTAAAGCGGGCCTGGTAAGCGTTTTCCTTCATGCCCTTCATGACTTCCCGGGAAAGGTTGAGAATGAAATATTCATTTAGTCCTTCCAGGACGGTTGTCAGGAGTTCCGATTCCGGGCTTTCGTCCAGGGGCTGATCAACGGCAATAAGTTTAACCCCGGCTTTTAAGAGAGTTCTTCGGTATACCACACTGTCGTAGCGGTTACGGGCAAACCTGTCCAGCTTGTGGACGAGGAGAAGGTCGGCCTTCACAATCCGGGTTTTGATATCTCCGATCATCCGCTGGAATGCCGGGCGGTCGTCGGTTGTCCCGGAGCGCGCTTCATCGGTGTATTCCCTGATAACGTTTATGTCGTGCTTGACTGCGTACAGGGAGCAGGCGCGCAGCTGCGCGGTGATGGACTCAGTTCGCTGTTCGGCTGTGCTGTAGCGGGCGTAAATGACGGCGTTCATCATGATATAGAACCTCTTATTAATTTATAGTTAAAAAGAAAAGCGGCGCAAAGGGATTGCCTAAGTCCCTAAACGCCGCTTCTTTGGGTCAAACTACAGAAGGTTCTATTTTTACTCCCTTAGGAAACGAACCAATATTACAGGTTTCAAAATCTTGAACATATACCTCCCTCATAGTCAGTATGACCCTGGTTCTGAAGAAACATGGACGAAACGTTAATGCTGATATTAATATTATACAACAAAATCCCAGAGATTCCTGTCTGGTTAAAATTTATTTGGCTAAATATCTAGGGGGCAACCTCACTATCAAGCCGCAAGCTATTAAGGACTTTTAATATTTAGCGTATCTTTGTTTCCAAAGACCTCAAGACCATAGGCGGAGGTCCCTCGACAGCCTGGCTTGTCCCCTAAATACTTAGTTGAAGTATGAACCAGATACATTGCTGGGAATAATATTAAACTACAGAAAACGTATAGCGCCTATCGCTTACTTTCTCATCAAGTGAACGATCAAGATGCCAAACGTAAAAATCAGCATAAACGCTTGGAAGATCTCCATATCTCTCCAGCCAACTTGCGGCGGGAGTGGTTCCAATATTTGATCCCGGAAAGCTCCGGGATGTTTTTTTATTTATGTTTTTAGTTCACCTCTTTTAACCCGGCGATCTGCAGGTCTTGCGGCGTTCATATTATTCTAGTATGGAGGGCAACAAACACTACAGGGAGTGTAACCCCTGGATTTTGCATCCGACAAACTAATTGGTATTTGGCTGCGGGCAAGATACCGACAACCTGCACTGTAATACTTTTCCCCCGTTCTGGTTATATAAACAGTTGTTTCTTGTTTTTCTACAGTCTGGGAAGGAGAAGAATTGTTTTCTACTGTTTTGTCGGTTTCCGGTTGTGCGGTGTCTGTTGAAGACTCTATTGACTGTTTGAATTCATCAACGGTCTGTCCCTCCTGGTCGGGTTGAGTTTCTTGTGAATCATTGGCCGGTTGGGCGGTCTCATCCACGGCCTGGCCGTTCTGGTTTGGCTGTGACGGGGTTGTGGTTTGTTGGGTGCTGCAGGAGGTTAGGGACAGAGCGAGAATTATTATAAGTAAGGTAAGAGTAAAAGATTTGCGTATAGACATAAACGACCTCATTTCTTTCTAAGCATAAGGTACCATGATATCAGAAAAGCAAATGGCAGAAGTATTAGGTTTAAAACGTTGCTTGACCCTGGATTATAGGAAATGTGTAAAAATCCCCATATCGCTCCCCATAAAAATGTTCCAACATACCAAAAAACGATTCCTAAGATAATGAAGTAAACAATCCTCATGAAACTATTCCTCCCAAAAACCATTAATTACAGTATTATATATCTGTGAATCGTGCAACTAGTCCTATCACAATTAACCAAACAACTGCATACCTTTGTAAATAATGTCGTCCCGTGTAGAAAACACCGTAAAACACAAAAGAAGCTAATTTCTATTATCAATCCTCCAAGCTGGAAGAAGCTAAATACATTCCACCTAAAGACAATAAAACTATTACAATATAACCCAAAACTGTATATGTATATATGTTCAGAAATCCAAATTTGATCCATAAAATTATGAACCAAGCGATTTCAGATAGTGGCGGGAAAAATATTGTCAATATGCCTCCAAAAATACCACTTAACGAGAAAGCTGTATAAATAGTAAATAGATGTATGCCTAAGGATAAGCAAGATAATAATATTTGGCCAATTCCTGCAGTTAAACAACCTACGCCAAGTTTTAAACTTTTTAATATAGACAATTTATCACCACCTAATAGATCTTTTTACCCTTTGCAGAAAATGTCGACCTGTGTCGAAAGCCCCCTAAAACACAAAAGCCGCTAATTTTAGCGCCTTCAAGTTCTCCTTACGATGTCCTGCCATTTGAATTTTTGCTTGACTCTCATGAAGCCGATCTTTGCTTCCATGAACCATCCTTCAACATCGAAATGTTCTAACCAGTTATACAATTCATGTGGACCGGCTCTTGCAAAATCACAAAATGCCGAATCCGGAACAAGAAAGGAGGTTGCCCATTTTAAGGCCAATCTTTCATTCTTGTTATGCCAGAAATTAATCCACCCCCTTTTAGAATGATCTGTTTCCCAATAACTGGCTATATGATAAAGAATACAACCTTTTATTGGCGGGTAGAGGAAATGACTGATTTCCTCGGATAGTACACATTTTTCCTGCCGTTTCTTCATTCTAAGAGACATATCCAAAAATATTTGATTTCTTGATAAGTCTGCATAGCCTTCTAATAAGGGATGATGTTTATTATGCAGGAAATCATAATGTATTTTTATGCCCATCATATCAGCAAGGTATATTAGATCCTCATAAGAAGTATTGGTCATTATTTCTTGCTGCTCTTTTCTTTGAATGCTCCTGTTCCCGGAATATCTTTGTCCAAATGAGCTGCCTCTTCGTCATTGATTGACGTATCGATCTTTGGCAAACCGTATTTTTCAATCGCTTTTTCCCAGAGTTTATATTGTTCCTCTTTTGAGAGACCTAATTTATAGCTTATTTCGGCTACCTGTTTTAAGGATTCGCCAAGGTCCTTGGCTTTTAGGAAATCATCTGTTTGTGGTTGATCTGGCTTCTCGTTGCCGAGAATAATATCTGTGGTCGTATCAAGACTATTCGCCAGCTTATTTAGGGTATTCACGGATGGTTTAGACCTGCCCGATTCGATATCTCCTAAAAATCCGATAGATATTTTTGCATCTGACGCTAGCTCCTTTAGAGTTAAACCCTTTCTCTTTCTTATGGATCTTATTCGCTTACCTATCTCCATTTTATTTCTCCTTCGGCTATTACGTAATTATTATAGGCATAATTCGTCAATAAAAAAATAATATATTTTTCGTTATCAACGAAATTTAAAGCAAATCAGAGAAATCGAGAGGAATACGCTATAAACAATTACGTCATGAACGTATTTCTAGTTTGATAGTATTCGTCATTAGCGTATAATTTAATCAAAGAAGGTGATAACATGATCGGCAAAAAGGTTTTTGATTTAAGAAAGGAAAGAAACATATCCCAAAGCGAACTCGCAAAAAAAACAGGGCTTGCTAATAGCACTCTATGTGATATCGAGAAAGAACGATTAACTCCATCTTTAAAAACCCTGAATAAACTGGCTAATGCCTTGGAAGTTGATGTTGCAATATTTTTTTTAGCCAATAATTCCGTTGACAACGTAAATGTATTTCAACCCCCTCCCCGCGCAACCGGCACGGAAGCGTAGAGGGGTTTTTGTTTTTCAGGAAGGGAGGTGAAGAAAGTGGCCGGTGAGACTGGATTCATGGACAAAAACGAGATGCGGAAGATGATAGAGAACCAGATCAAGTTTTTAGACAGCATTAGGGGAGAAGCATCTTCAGAAGCTGTCCCGGACTTGATCTATGCGGAAATCAGTCTTTTTGAACTTCTTGAAAAACTTGATGCTATTGTTTGTTCTCTCGGGTAATTTTGTCAACTAACTCGTTATACATCTCGGCAATTACTTGAGCAGTAAATTTATATTCGTCTAATTTTTTTTCTCTTATGTCGTTGCCTGATATTTCTTTGATGTTGTTTTTCTCAAGGTAGGTTATTAAAAGCTCTTTTGCAATTTCGTTATAATCGGGCAATAAATTTTTCCTCCTTTCCGCCAGCCACTTTCACCTCAATGAAACGGTTCGACGGGAGGGAGGAAAATCCTGTATGAAATTGTCAAAGACCAAAGGTGGTGATTGCAAGAATAAAATCAATGGTCATATTTACCAAGAGTTTATACGGAAAGGGCATATGCGCTTTAGGAATACGGCGGGAGAGGAGGTTTTTGAAATGGTTTACGACCTTGGAAAGTACAGAAGCACTCGTAAAGTTGTTGACTCAATTATATACGGCGAGTGGGTTTCGATAGCCAGGAAGGACCAGGGCATGACCCAGGAGGAACTCGGGGATAGGATCGGCTACAGTCAGTCAATCGTCTCCCGTATGGAGAGCGGAAAACTGGATATCTGTCCGGGAGACTCCGCCAATATTGCGGTAGCTCTAAACAACGTCGGCCTGCTGAGACGGTACTGCCAGCAGTGTGCGGTATGCAAGGCAATGAGGGATATGGAGCAGCTCAAGCCGAGACCGGCGGCTTAGAAAGGAGCGCTTAATGTTAGTTTTCTACAAGTCCACGATCTCAACGGCGGCGCTCATGGCCGGGCAGAGGACACCGGACAAGGTCGAGTACATTCCTACCGGCTTGGAAACACCGCCGGATTACTGGGACCCGATAGTGCGGATCCTGGCCGGGGAGTTTGAGAAGGAGGCGATAATGCTTGGCGACAGTCACAGTGCTTTATAAGGGAGTGCCTAAATGTTTCGACGGAGATAAGTTAACTGAGCTGATTAAGTACATCCGCAAAGTTTTTCCAGGTGGACTTCTTAAGTTGGACAACGATTTCTACTTGGCCAAATCAAAGGAGGTGTAGCAGGTTGGATAACACAGTTCGGAAAATATCCAGCATTCCGCCGAGGGAACTGCCCAGGGCAAGGAGACGGTGGCGGTGGAAGGCGAGCAGGTGTATGCCGCTGATGGCGCTGCTCTTTGTGGTGCTCTCAGTCCTGGCTATGCTTCCGTTCATAGACTGGATAGTGCCGACGGTTTTGGCGTGGTTGGGCAGGTAAAAAATAAGCCGCTTCAAAGCGGCCAAATGAAAATCGTCTTTTAAAATTATAACCCGGAAAAGTAATTTGATCAAGTTTGATCAGGTTTAAAGATAGTAAAGGCATGGTCTGCGTGGATTGCGCTGAATGTCAACGTGGAGGAAATGGCGATAAAAGCTGCGGAGCTGGATGGCATCACAAGCGAATTAATAAGGGCAGCTGTTTCTCCGGACAGTTATTGGATAAATTTGATGAACCTGTTATGCGGGGAGGCGGTTTCCACCATGTCCGAAGCTGAAATCTATGTCATTGCAACGGTTTTAAGGATACTTAACCAGGACGAAGCGCAGCGGTTGGAAGCAAAGCTGGACGAAATGGCGGAGGAAGACTATGCGGGAATTAATCTGCGAACGGTGTCATGAGATACATTTCTCATGCTCCCCACCGGAACGCCTGATAAACAGAGCCTGCCGCAAGTGCGGCGGGGAACTTGTTGAGTTCGATCCCGAGAAACACAATTACAGGGCGTGGAAGAGCAAAGAACAGGAAAGAAAGGATGGTTCAGATGGCGATCAAAGGTGTTAGCGACATAAGAAGGCTCCCCAGGCTGGGCAAGATCCGCCTGGGGGAAAAGGGAGTCTCTCAAAAGACCGGCAAGGAATACCCAAAAGCTTTAGATTATTTCCTCTGCCCGCCGGAAGTTCAAAAGGTCTACGGCGAAAAACCCAGGATGCTGGACATCATGTTCCCGGTATCCGATCAAAGCGTTTTCTTTCCCCAGTTTTACAAGAGATACGGCACATCAACCGGCCTTGTCTGCAAGGGCGACGGTGAAACGGCAACCATGCATCAGGACGGTGAAATGATTGAAATCGAGTGTGTCCCCGACGAGTGTGACTGGTACGCGAAAAAGCATTGCCGGCGGCTTGCCAATCTGCAGTTTTTACTCCCCAGAGTACCAGGACTCGGAGTCTGGCAAATAGATACCACGTCTTTTTATTCCATCATCAACATCAATTCAGGCCTGGCAATGATCCAAGCGGTGGCGGACAGGATACACATGCTGCCCCTACAACTGATACTCAAGCCTCAAGAAGTCAGCCCGGACGGTAAGAAAAAAACCGTCTACGTGCTTGACCTGGTCGCGCCGGTCACACTGGCCAAACTGCTTAACGATTCGCAGACACCGGCCCGGCAGCTGCTCATGCCGTCGCTGGACGAGAATGATCGGCCGGACGATCTTTATCCGGACGGCGTTCTGAACAAGGAAGGCCCTCCGCCTTTTAACCTGGACCAAAAAGAGGATCCTGAAGAAGATGCCCGGCAGCGTGAACTGGACCGCGTGGCGAAAGAGAGCGGACTTGAGCGGCAGCGACAGATTGATGAAATAAAGGCAGCAGCCTTCTCAACTCCGGAAGAGCCGGAGGATATTGATAACGACCTGGCCGTGGCGTGGGCTACTCTTGGGACACCTTTGGCCAAACAGAAGGCTATTTTGGCCAATCCCAACCTGGATAAGACTGCACTGCTTAAAGAGTTACAGTCAGAGGTTAAGAAACGCAAAGAGGCTGCCAAGCCGAGACCGGCGCCTGCAACAACTGCAGCAGCACCAATCGCACCGCCGCCAGGGAACGGGAACGGCAATACTGCTCCTGCCCAGCGGCAGCAGAGTTTCTTTTAGGGGGTGGCGGGATGCTTGAAAAGGCTTTATTTATAAAGGTTCCGGAGGTCGCAGAACAAAATTATTGTATCACGTTTTTCATAAATGACGACGGCCATACTATCATGCAGGGCGCAGCAAGTCCAAGGTTCTTGCTCGAATGTGCCAAATGCCTGATCGACACACTTAATGTCCAGTTTATGAAAGGCGACATGTTTGTTTTAGATGCGAGGAAGGGGGTCAATACGCTAATATGAAAGACTATTCTTTTTCAAGGTTAAACCTGTTTGAGTCGTGCGCAATGGCGTTCCGCCTTAAATATATCGACAAAGTTCCCGAGGTCCAGGGGGAGGCCCTGGCCTTCGGCGGTCTGATTCATAAGATTATTTCCGTTTACTCCAAGCACTGTCTGGGGTGCGGGGTCCAGACGGACGTGTCGGAGGTTCCGGACATCGTCCAGCAGTGCTTTTACGAGAAGCCGGCCGGCCTGGACTCTTCAAGGTTTACGGAGGTCCTGGCCATGGCCCAGTATTTCGCCGACACTCATATGTCCAACATACAAACACTGGTCGGCAGTGAGGAATGGGTACAGACCTGGCTGGACAAGAAATTCCTCTTCCGGGGGATTATCGACCGACTGGATATCGAGGGAGACACGGCCACAATCACGGACTTTAAGACCGACCACCAGCTGCGGCCGGAATCGGAAGTGGCTAATGACTTTCAGTTGGCTGTGTACGCCTGGCTGGTCAGCCTGGAGTATCCCCAGATAAAGACATTTGACGTACAGCTGGACTTCGTACGATGGAACGTGCAGCGGGGGACAACCCTCGAAAAAGTCCAGCTCGCTGGTGTGGAAAAACAGATCCTGGGGCTGATCGGCCAGGTGGAGCAAGCGATCGAAAAGAAGAAATTCCCGCCTAAGCCCGGCCACTTCTGCGGGTGGTGCGGGTATTCGGCGTCCTGCCCGGCGGCGAAGGATATCCCGGCCGACGTGCAGCCGATCACCCAGGCGGAGGATGCCCGGAAGGTTGCGGAAGAGTTGGCCATACTTGAGAGGCAGGTTGCCGTCCGGAAGGAAGCCCTGAAGTCTTGGTGTAACCAGTTCGGAAACGTGGAGGCTAACGGGCTGACCTGGGGTTTTTTCAAAACAAATGGGCAGTCCATAGAGGACATCGACGGATTCGTGCGGCTTATGAATGAAGCCGGCATTGACCCGCGCCCATATTTATCAACTAACGGGACAAAGATGAAGAAGCTGTGGAACGACCCGCGGCTTGCCGATGGCCTCAAGGCCCTGGTTGTCGATAAGAGCACTACAGCGTTCAAGTCCAAGAAGGTGAAGGATAATGGCTAAATGCAAATCCTGCAATGCTGAAATAGATTACGTACGCTCGAAAGGCGGAAGACTTATTCCTGTAAACAATGGATATGTCACTGTCGTAACTGACAGTGGCCATGTGATCAAGGGGCGGGTATCTCATTTTGCTACCTGCCCCGACGCCAATAAATTCAGGACGGGGAGGGTCCAAGTGTGAGAATTGAAAAGCTGAGGCTCGTTAACTTCGGCAACTATACCGACGAGGAAATAAACCTGGCGCCGGTGTCCGTGTTCGTGGGAAAAAACGGGGCCGGGAAGTCGACCATCAAGCAGGCGATCGAGTACCTTTTCACCGGCCGGGTGAACGGGGTCACGGACGGATCCGGGCGCGGGAGTGAACAGCTGATTAGGACCGGTGAGAAGTCCGGGTACGTCGCCGGCGTTGTCGACGGCCGGAATATTTCACGTGAAATACCAGGCAAGCTGCAGGGCATGGAGGAGCCTCCGAACCGGGAGGTTATAGCCGCCCTGATGAATACGTCCAAATTCTTGGAACTGCCCCAGAAGGAGCAGCAGTCATTGCTATTCTCCTTGTTGGGGTTAAAGTTTACTGCTGTCAGAATTACGGAATTACTCCTGGACTGGCCAAAAGCAGGAGATAAAGAAACAGGATATTTCAAGCAGAGCAAGGCAGCCGTCGATGCTGTAGGCGGTCCGGAAGTCTTCGAAAGCCTTTACAAGTATTTCTATTCAGAGAGGACAGCAGCCAAACGCCTGAAACAAGAGCTGTCTGCCCTGGCCAAAGATGGGGACGAGAAGGACGACCTGCCGGCGGGGGCGTGGGAAGCAAAAGAGCAGATCCGAGAGGAACTGGCCAGACTGAAGAAGCAGCGGAACGAGTTGCTCAAATCCCTGGGTGAAGCCGGGGCGGGCGTAAAGCGCAAAGAAGTTGTCCAGTACGACATCAAGAGGCTGGAGGATGAGCGGCAGGAGTTGCAGGCCAAGATTGATTCTGTTCAGGTCGGGGGTGCCCGGGCGGAGGCTAACTACCGGGAGTCTCTTGATGAGGACCTGAAAAAACTTGACGAGGCTGTACAGGCCAAGGTTGCGGAACAGACGAAGGCACTGAAAGAATGCGCTGCCAGAAGAGCTGTTTTTGAGGAACACCAGAAGGCAGTCACGGTCTTTTCCAATGACGAAGTATCCTGCCCGGTTTATCCGGAATTAGCCTGCCCGGGGAACAGTAAGGCAATCCTGAAAAAAATCAAGGAGGACCTGAAAAACAGCGCCGCCGATTTATCGGCCTCGCTGACCAATCGCGCCAAAATTGACGAGGAACTCCAGAACCTGCTTAAAGAGCAGGCTGCCGTCAATAAGATGCTGCAAGAGCAGAAAGATACTATATACGACCTCGAACAGGACCGCAAGAAACTGGCCGAACTGGACAAGCGTATAGGTGCTTTCCGGACTGAACTGGAAGGCCTGGAGAATGCCCAATCGCCGGCAGAGCTCCAGGAGGAGGTTGATGCCCTGGGACAGAGGATTGCCAACGGGGACGAGCTTGTCCGGAAGCTGGATATTCGGGAAACCAATGAACAATACCAGGCTGACATTAAGGAAAAGGCTTCCCGGGCTGCCGAGGAGGTCGACATCCTGGAAGTGCTGGTCGAGGCCTTCGGGCCGAAGGGGATCCGGGTGAAGCTGCTGACGAATGTTATTGACCAGCTTCAGGCCAGGGCTGCCGGACGGATGGAGCTGCTGACCGGCGGGGTATACCGGGTGGAGTTTACCCCGGAGATTACGCCGGTGATATTTAAGAACGGCATACAGGTACCGCTAAGGAAGTTAAGCACCGGGGAGCGGTTACTTTTAGGCGTGGTGATGCAGGATATCCTTTCCGGGCTGACCAGGTTGAGACTGCTTGTTGTCGACGATGCGAACCACCTGGACCAGGCGAACAAAAACGCGCTGCTAGGGATGATGATGCAGGTCAGGCAGGACTATGACACGGTAATTGTTATGTCCGTCCTGGGTGAGGTTGAGCCGAAGGATCCGGGGATTGAGGGGCTGGGTATGTACCTGGTGGAGGATGGGACGGTTAAGCAAATAGTAAGGCTAAACGAAGGCGTAGCGAATGAATAATTTTACATACCCTTTTGTATAAATACCGTTTGAGCTTGTAGTTAAACAGAAAGAAGGTCAAATATATGCCAGGTTTATGGCTTAGGCTTTACACGGAGATCAGGAATGACCGCAAACTAAAAAGATTGCCCCATAGTCAACGCTGGCTATGGGTTGTAATTTTGACAATTGCAAAGGAGTCTCCCAGGCCTGGCTGGCTGCTGCTGACTAAAGATGTACCGGTAACTATCGCTGACCTGGCCGACGAGGCTGACATTACCGTTGAAGAAGCCGTGGCCGGCATGGATTCCTTCACTGACTGGAAGATGCTCGAAGAAGTTGACGGAGTCTGGCACTTGATTAACTGGGACAAGCGTAATTATGAGAGCGACACCAGCGCCGAGCGGGTTCGCAGGCACAGGGAGAACATAAAACAGGATGTAACGTTACCGAAACGTTACAGTAACGTTACAGTAACGCCCCCAGAGACAGAGACAGAGACAGAAACAGATACAGATCAAAAAGAAAAACGAGAAAAAGAAAAAGAACTGCGCCCGATTTCGGAATTGTCATTAACTCAGTTATACGAAAAAGACATCGGAAGGCCGCTGTCATCCGACGAGATAATGTTTTTTCCGGAAGCCGAGAAAATCCACGGGACAGCGCTCGTTAAAGAGGCTATTGAAACGGCCTTTAAGCGGAAAGCGAAGCCGGGAAGGAAATATATCCAGGGGATTCTACAGAACTGGGCCACAGAAGGATATAAGACTGTCAAGGAAGCGCGTGCAGCTGAAGGGCGCGCCGGGCCTACGGACAAACCCCCGCCGGCAGATGACAAGAAGAAGGAATTAATCAGGAGTTTATACGCCAACTAATGAGAAAGGAGTACGCCAATGGTTGAAATTATAAAGCGCTGGGATGCCAAGCACGAAGAAGGCCACAGAAAAAGAGTCGAGAAGCCTCCCAATTGGACGGAAGAAGAGATCAACCTATTGTCCAATCTGTGGGGATCAATGATGTTGAAAACCATTGCAAAAAAACTGGGAAGAACACAATGTTCCGTAGTTTTAAAGGCCCAACGTTTGGGCTTGGGCGCTACGAAATTAGCAGATGGAAAAATAACTGCTAGGCTGCTGGCTAAAACGCTGGGCATTGATGTACATGCGGTAACGCACTGCTGGATTCCTAAGTACGGCTTAAAATGTGTCTGGAAAATCACAAGAAGTATTTACAAATTCTGCTTGATTGATCTGGACGATTTCTGGCGCTGTGCGGAAAAGAACCAGGACAAGTTCGATTCACGCCGGTTCGAAGCAGGCATCCTGGGCGCAGAACCGGCATGGATGGCACAAAAAAGAAAGGCTGATCAGTTGTTGCCCAGACGCAGGCTACAGAAATGGACACGTGATGAGGATAACAGTTTGCGTGCTATGTTTAAGTCCGGTCATTTGACCTATCGGGAGATAGGTCAACGCCTTGGAAGGTCAGCGATGGCGGTCGGGCATCGGCTGGGACGGATTGATATATAGATGACCAGACTCAGCGCAAGGCAGGCGGAAATACTGCTCAGACATCTGCAGGTACCGGGTAAGCTCCATGCTTAAGGAAACGGTAAGGCCTTTTTCTGTAGCCCAACATCTGAGAATGGCCCGGGCCGCCAGGAGGCAAAAATTCAGCGATGTGAGGTATAACTAACGGATGAATAAGCCGGTGAAAGAATATGCAGAAAAATCCCCAATGCCGCCAGATAATTACCGCTGCCCAAAATGCGGCAGCAAATTTCCGAAACCCGGTAAAGGTATCTGCCCTTTAGGCTGCACTGAAAAGCGGGAAACTGCCCCGGGAGTGGTTGTTTCCAAAATGGAAATAGTTCATATAGAAAAAATTCCTTACAAGTTGGTGTTGATAGATGGATAAGCAGTACAGATTACTTATGGCGGACCCACCCTGGGCATACAAAGATCAGGGTACACGCCTTTCCCCTGCCTATGAAGGTAAGCAGCGTAAGAGTGGCAAGCGTTACGAAACTATGTCCCTTATAAGCGCACAGATGAAACTTGAGAACTCATACCAGAATCTTAATCTGAATACCCCATATAAAGCCTCTGATTCGTATTCCGATGCACCAGCAGATCCAAAGCAGGTACTTGACTATAAATGCATAGTTGCCTTAGAAAACTTGCAGTTCGAATGCGAGGCATATATAGATGGAGACAGAGCACAAGGCAGATTATTTGATAATGAAACATTGAAACAAGTAGCGGCAACGACATTGAATTAAGATACAGGAGGCTTAAAAATGCCTGAGTTTACAGTATTACATTTATTCTCCGGGTTGGGCGGCGCCGCTCTTGGTTTCCAACAGGCTGTTGAAGAATACCGGGGCATGGTCGGCCGCTTCCGGACACTGGCGGGAATTGACGTTGACCCGGAGGCCTGCGCAGATTTTAGAAGATTAACCGGCAGCCCGGCAATTGAAATGGATCTCTTCAGCCGGAATGATTATATCGCATTCCACGGACACCAACCGCCGGCGGATTGGCAGGAAGCGGAGCCGGAGGATCTTCTCCTTGCCGCCGGCGGGGAGTATCCGGATGTTATATTTCTTAGTCCGCCATGCAAAGGCTTTAGCGGTCTGCTTCCCGCCAAGAAAGCCAGTAGTGATAAATACCTGGCTTTGAACAACCTGGTTACCAGAGGGCTAAAACTGACGCTGGAGGCCTTTGCTGACAACCTGCCATCAGTGATCATGCTTGAGAACGTCCCCAGGATAACCAGCCGCGGGGAGTTCCTTTTAAAGCAGGTAAAGAAGCTTCTGTCCAGCCAAGGATATGTCTTTAACGAAGGATACCATGACTGCGGTGAGATCGGAGGACTAGGGCAGCACAGAAAGAGGTACCTGCTTATCGCCCGCCGCGAAGACCGGGTAACAAGCTTTGTATACCTTCCTCCAAAGCACAGGGTTAAGTCCATTGGTGAGGTTATCGGTCCCCTGCCGCTGCCGGACGATCCGGGAATGGGACCAATGCACAGGCTGCCGCGGCTAAAGTGGCTTACCTGGGTACGACTTGCGCTTATTCCTGCCGGCGGTGACTGGCGGGACTTAGAGAAAATAGCGCCGGAGCAGTATTGGCTTGAGCATGTCCCCCGTGGAGGCGGGTCTTTTGGTGTGCAGGAATGGGACCAGCCTGGCGCAACTGTTACCGGAAGCGCAAGCGTCAAGGGAAGTAATGCGGTGAGTGTTGCAGACCCGCGGATCGGGCATACGCCTCGGGAAGGAGTATACCGGGTTCAAGATTGGAACGAACCGAGCACGACAGTAACTGGCGCCGCCCGGGTAAATACTTCAAACGGCGCTGCCTGTATTGCGGATCCGAGACTGTCCCAAGGGATTGGCAAATCGTTTAATGGCAGTCCTGGATTAATGGGTGTTCTTGACTGGGACAATCCATCACAGTCTATTACTGGAAGCGCATCAGTATCAAGTAGTAATTGCCCAGCGGCTATCGCCGACCCAAGACTTAAAGAACGAGATACCAGACACCCGGGAGTTTATCAGGTCGTCAAGTTTGATGAACCAGCTCCATGCGTTACCGGTACCCGGTTTGGAAGCGGAGCTCCGGCTATTGCGGACCCGAGAACCGGCTTTAAGGGCGGCACACACCAGGCTATTTATCGTGTCGGTAAATGGGATGAACCAGCCAAGACTGTTACTGGAGCAATACGACCAAACAACGGAGCCCTATCGGTTGCCGACCCCCGAATTAAATGCAATCCTCGCAACGGGAGTTATAAGGTCCAGAAGTGGGACAAGCCCGGCAATACAATCATAGGCGCAGGCGATATTCATGCCGGAGCTGCTGCTGTGGCTGATCCAAGAATCCCTGGCCTTAACGAGCGCCTGGATCCACCGCCAATAATTATTTCCCTTGACGGAACACGGCACCGGCCGCTTACAACCTTGGAACTGGCTATACTGCAGGGATTTCCTCTTTATATGCCGGACGGTAAGTCTTTAACTTTGGCCGGCAAATCTGACGCCAGATGGCGGGAGAGAATTGGCAATGCAGTACCTCCGCCGGCCGCCAAGGTGATGGCGAGTCAAATTCTATTAGCGCTGATGCCCAGCATGAAGAATGAGTGGGTATTAGGAAGTACCGGCGTTTGGGTTGAACCTGCTGGGGAATTTGAACAGGGACTAGAAGTGGTTGGGGAGGCTTAGGCTGTGGCTAATCCTCAAAAAGAAGATGGCTATACACCGATAGCGCACGAAATTCTTGAGGCGGTTTCAAAACAACCTCTAAACGGAACACAGTTTAGAATTTTAACTGTTATCTGGCGATATACATACGGCTTTAACAGAAAAGAGCATGAGCTATCTTTAACTTTTATTTCAAAAGCCACAGAAATACACAAGCAGCAGGTTAAACGTGAAATTGATTCACTTATTGAGTTAAATGTCATTTCCGTACAAGAAGAACCGGGCTTTGGTAAATCAAGAACCATATCATTTAATAAAGATTATTCTCAGTGGGGTAAGCGAAAACGTTTACTGTCAGCGGAAAAGAGTACAGTAAGCGAAAGTGCTGATTTACAGTCAGCTAATCCGCTTACCCTACAGTCAGCTAATCCGCTTACCAAGAAAGAAAGATCTAAAGACAATATTAAAGACAATATATATAGTGTCTTCGACCAATGGAACACTAAAAAAATCATTCAGCATAAAACCATGACTAAAGCGATGCAGTCAGCTATAAACGCAAGGCTGGGCGATAAATACGACCTGAAAGATATTCTGGAGGCAATAGATAACTATGCGACCATTCTCGAAAGTAATGAGCACTTCTTTAAATACCGATGGACTGTAACTGACTTTATGAATCCAAAGAACCTTGACAGGTTTTTAACAGCAAACGATCCCTTTAATAACTTCAGAAAGGGTGATCATAATGGGAGAACTGCTCCCGATAGGCCAAATGTTGAACAAATGCCAGAGTGGGAACGAAAATTCTACGGACTTGAACCTGCCAACGAGGACACCTCCTGAGCCGGAAACATGCCAGTTCTGCGGAAAGCGACTGCCGTGGCGGAAGATGGGAGATGATCCCTTCTCCATTTGGCTGAAACCGAATCGCTGCAGCTGTCAGGGAGCAGAATCGTATTGGGCTGAAATAGACTATTTAACGTATCAAGCAGCCATGGAGAAAGAGCAGGAAGAAACACGTCAGCGTAAACAGAAACTTCTTGAGTTAAGCCGCTTACCAAAACGGTACTGGGAATGTTGCTTTGAGACATCCAAAGCAACCAGAGATAACGGTGCAGTATTGGACTTTGTTAGGGCTTATGCAGAAAGTTTACCAAATACTGAAGGATTGTTTTTATCAGGGCCTGTAGGGACAGGTAAAACATACCTTACTGCTTGCCTGGTTAATCACTTGATTGAGAAAGAAATACGGGTACTTTTCGGTAATGTGCTGGACTTACTCGGCAGAATACGAAAGAGCTACGACCCGGAAACACAGGAAGAGGAATGGCGCATCATGGATGAAATGGCCGCTGTGCCCTTGCTAATTATAGATGACCTGGGCAAAGAGAAGGTCAGACCCTGGGTGGAGCAGACGTTGTATCACATAGTTGATGCACGTTACCGGGAGAACAAAGCACTGGTGGTAACGAGTAACTATAGCCTTGGCGACCTGGAGAAGCGCTATGAGGAAGTTGGGCCTGCTTTGGCAAGCCGGATAAGTGAGATGTGTGAAGGCCGATTCCTGGGCGGCCAGGACTGGCGAAAGGCAGGTAAGTAATGGCACATATTGAAGTTTGGTGTCGCTGTCCGACATGCCAAAGACTGTATTTCAAAGAGAAAGAAGCCTTAGTTTGTAAAAACAGCCATTCTATCAGATTTGAGAGATGGGCTGTCGGAAAAACTGGTAAAGCAGTGAAAATCAATGAGCACTGTTCTGGAATATACGGAGAGAAATGGGCTTTAAAGGAAGCAGACATGGGCGACTTTAACAGCGAGCGAAAGGAGCAATACCGTGGTTGAGATAATCAAACGTATTGAGGGAAAGAAAAGTAAAAAAGAGCAGATAAAAGGCCTTCAATCGCAGATTAGCTTTAATAACTGGGGCCATTTAGCAATCAGAATAAAACAAGCCAATTCAAAAGGCGAAGCAGATACCTTAGTTGTTTTTAATAGTGCTGTATCATTGGCGATTATCGAATTTTGCCGGCAGATACAACATTCGCAGAATCATTCAGGGATGCCGTTTTAGGCGAATAGAGACGTCATAAAAAAAGCGAGTGATATCAATGGATTTAGGGCGCAATACAAAAATATCGCCATACCGCTACGGAGATCCCCGCTTCGGCACTGAGCGAGACCAGCCAGCGAACGGGCCGGTGATTGAATATACCTTATCGCCGGAGGAACTGGCTAAATACGGGCCGCCAAAGACACGGCTTGAAAGAGATCGTTTCCAGGAAAAACAAATCAGCATCACCCGTGAACAACTCATTGATGCCCTGCGCCGTAACCAGTCCTGGAGTGTTACCATGGGCGAACTTGGCATCGGCAGGACGCAGATGCTGCGCCTGATGAGCCTGCACCAGATCAACCCGGAAAACTGGAAAAATAAACCGAAGGAGGAATTGGACGTGAGCACTGAAGCGGAGTCGGTTGAACAGCCGTTACAGAAAACAAAACTTGAAATTGCACGTGAACGGATGTCCAAAGAGGAACTGACCCGGCTGAAAGAACTGGGCCACAGCGACGTACAAGTGCAGAAAGAACTGGGCGTGGATAATTTTTCGTTTTACAAACTAAAACAGGAATACGGTCTTTACGGCGCGACTGTTAAAAACGCAGTCTATCACAAGCTGGCGCCTCAGATTGAAGCTCTTAAACAGGATCCTGCCCCGGCAGCTGCACCAGTTCCCGAACAAGAACAGGTGTTCGCACAAGAACCGGAACCGGTACCCGAACCAGAACAATCGTTCGAACCAGCGCCCGAGCAAGTCGTTGCGACGGAGGAGCCGCCTGCCTATGAAGCGGCGGATGACGGCATAGACTGGGTTATCCCCGGTATAAGGCAAACACCAAATGATATGGCGGTTTACTGCGGAAAAGGAAACGTCTATTTTTCCCGGCCAGCGTCTAACGTGTTTATGCAAGCTGGGCATAGCTACATCCAGATCGGCGTGAAGGAGGGGCGGCTATACCTAAAAGGACACCCGGAAAAAATCGAGAGGGTGAACTATAAACTGCACAAAGACAGTAAAACACCGAACACCAGGATGAAGATCAGCGGCGTGGCGCTTGTTCCTGCCCTACAGGCAAGGGGCATTGAGAGGGGCAAATACCTTCTCGAGCAGAAAGGCAACCTCTGGGTCGGGACCAGGGACAGGGATGAAAAGGAGGCGCCAACTGCATGATATCTAACGACAAGCCTAGAATTAATTATATTTCGATTGATGCTATCTGTCCGAACCCGGATAACCCACGAAAGCATTTCGATCCGGAAGAACTCGAAAAACTTGCTCAATCGATACGGGAAGTTGGTGTACTACAGCCGGTCCTAATAGTTATAAACGGCATGAGTAATTTTAAAGGCGATGGAACATACCGTCTAGTTGCCGGCGAACGCCGGTGGAGAGCGGCCGCAATTGCAGGCCTGGAGTATATCCCGGTTGTGATGAAAGATCTGACCCTGGAGCAGGAAGCGGAGATCATGCTTATTGAAAACCTGCAGCGCCAAGACTTGGACCCCATCGAGGAAGCGCAGGCCTATAAAACACTTCTGGCCATGAGAAACTGCGGGAACTGCGGCAATCTGGCGGATATCTACTTGGACGATAGTATCTGCAACCTGCCCGATGAAAATAAAATCGACTGCTAGTTGAACGAATACAAACACTGGAAACCGAAGGAGGACTCAGCCCATGAAAATCACAGTAGTAAATGATTCAAACGACGGGCCAACAATTGAATTTTGTTGCGGCGAAAATGAGTATTTCCTAAAGCACGGCGAAAAAGTGTCAATTGAAGTTGCCGACGAGGACACCATTTACCTCGACGTTGTTTACGGAGAGGATTCTGCCGAAGGCCAGGACTCCGCCGATGACTAGGGCAAGCAGCCGCCAACAGATCACCGAGCGCGACGTCATAACCGCCGTCCGGCAGTGGCTGAAGCTCAAAGGCTACTACGTGATCCGGTTTCACCAGGGCCTGGGCTGCCACCGTGGTCTGGCTGACCTGGGAGCGGTCAAGAATGGTAAGACCGTCTGGATTGAGACGAAGCGGCCGGGCGGGAAACTTTCTGCGGACCAGGAGGCATTCAAGGCGGCCATCGAAGCGCACGGCGGGACGTACCTGGTCGTTAGCGACATCCGGCAACTGGAGGAATTCGAGGGGGATCCGGTGCTGTTCGGGACGTAGTGGAGGAATTCGTTCATGCGGTACAGAACGGGACAAGTCATCATCACGAATCACGCAATGGAGCGGTACCTGGAGCGGGTGGGCTATTCCACCCGCAATAAACTTGCCGGCCTGCTCAAGGTGCTGCTTTTTAACCAACTGCGCATGGGCAAGGCGGCCAGGGCTGCACACGTGGAGGTCTATTTGCCCGAGAACAGGGATGGCGAGAACATCCGGGCGGTGATGGTCCCGGACGTGCAGGGCTTCTGGGTGTGTGAAACCTTTCTAACTGACGAGGAAAAATACTTTTACTAGCTAACGGAGGAGGCGGCTGGACTGGGCAAGGATAGGATGGTTTACATGCTCCTGTATCCGGCGGAGATAAAACTTATAAACTTCATGCGCGAACTCGGGCACGGAACGCTGTCTCAATTACACGTCCAGGACGGCCTTCCCGTGATAGCCTTACAGGTCGTCGAAAAGACGAAATTCACCGATGACAATGAGGAGCAGAAATAATTATTAAAAAAGTATTGACATCCGAATACATAGATAATATCTTGAAATTACGGGTAGGATTATCCGTTCTTTACGCCATACAGTTTAATAAAGCTGACCGGAGATCCCGGAGGCTGACAAATACCACAGAAGCCCTACAGTCAGGGCCTGGTTTGTCAGCCTCTTTTCGTTTCTCCGGTCTTTTTATTTTACAGGGGTGATTCTTAAATGGGTTTAACCAGAGTCAGTAAAAAAGCGGCATTCCTGGCCGCATACAGCGAGCTAGGCAACATCACCAGGGCTGCCCTGGCGTCCAATGTCGCCCGGACCAAACATTACACGTGGCTGAAAGATCCTGCCTACGCCCAGGCCTTCGCCGAGGCTGAAGAGATTGCCATTGAGACACTGGAGGTGGAGGCACGCCGGCGGGCGATTGAAGGATTGAAGCGGAAGAAGTTTAACAAGAACGGACTGCCTGTTATGGACCCGGAGACAAAGGAGCAATACTTCGAGCATGAGTATTCCGACACGCTGCTGATCTTTTTGCTCAAGGCAGCGCGGCCGGAGAAGTACAAGGATCGGATCAGCCAGGAGATCGGCGGGCCAGGTGGCGGGCCGGTAGAGGTGCATCACAAATATGACAAGCTCAGCGATGAGGAACTCGACAGGCTCATCGAAGAAAAAGTATGCGAGATCGCAAAAATTGGCGGCACTGACCCTTCTTGACGCAAAGCTTGAGCGGGTATCAATACTTCACTGGATCCTTGAAAACGGCATAGTCAACGAGAAAGGCCTGCCCCTGGAGTTCGAGCGGCACGCCTTTCTGAGAAAGCCATATGAGGACTGGTCGCCAAGGCTCACGTGTATGAAAAGCGCTCAGATAGGCTTTTCCACGATGGCGATTCTCAAGGTGCTCTGGTCGGCGCACAGGAAGAAGCGCAGCTGCGTTTACACGCTGCCGACCGATAACGACGTGAAGGAATTCGCCCACTCGAAGGTCGACCCGATCATCACCGGGAACACAGCCCTAGCCACTCTAATCAATGATGACGTGGACTCAATCTACCAGAAGAGGATCGGGAACGCTCATATCTTCTGGCAGGGGACCAAAGGGCAGAGCAAGGGAATCATGGTCACGTCGGACCTAAACGTCCACGACGAGCTTGACAGAAGCGACCAGGCCACAGTCGAGACCTATGAAAGCCGGATTGCGGCCAGCGATTACAAGGGCCGGTGGATATTTTCGAACCCCAGCCGGCCGAACGTGGGAGTGGATGTTTACTGGCAGCGGTCGGACAAAAAGCAGTGGCATGTGAGGTGTCCCAGGTGCAACGAGAAACAGCCTTTAGATTACTTCGTGAACGTCTGCAAAGAGCGCAGAGCATATATCTGCCGGAAGTGCAAGGAGTTCCTCCCGGACGAAGCACGGCTCGCCGGAGAGTGGGTACCCGAATTTCCCGGTCGGGACTGGTCCGGTTACCACATCAGCCAGTTGATGGCGCCGTGGATTACGGCCGCCGAGCTGATCGAGGCCGAGGAGACCAAGACGCAGGAGTACTTTTACAACTTCGTTCTGGGCTTGCCAGTCATCGGCGGAGCGAACCAGGTCAGTCGGTCGATCATCTTGCAATGCTGCATCGATGCGAAGCCGGAAGGGAAATGGAAGTTCCTCGGTGTGGATGTCGGAAGCATTCTCCACTGCGTACAGGGCACGGAGAATGGCGTTACCAGAGTGTTTACGCTCCCTGGATGGGACGACCTGCACGCTTACTTCAGGGCGCAGGGGATAAATACGGCTGTTGTCGATAATGCTCCTGAGACCGAAGAGGCGGCGAAGTTCGTCAGGCATTTCCGGGGAAGAGCATGGAGGTGCATATACGATTACGATAGCAAGCGCGACGAGATGCTTGAGTTTGTTGAAAAGGGAGACAATGAGGGCGTTATTTATGCGCATCGAACCAGGGTAATCGACCATACCATAGATGTTTACGACCAGGGCGGAATCAATGTTTATATCAAGCCCAACGACCCGCAGCTAGTCGGGTTGAACCGGCCTGGAGTGATTGAGAACAGCCTGTGCGGGCACTGGGAAACGCTTTACGTAAGCGGCGCCGATGGCCAGGACGTGAACATAGTCAAGAAGGACCGAATGGGGAACGTGATCAGGACATGGGAAAATAGCGGGCCTGACCACTTCGCACACGCAAACGTATATTACGAGATAGCCCGGCAGCGCAGGGTGAGATCTAACCGGATGAGTGAGAGCATCCGGAGAGGCCAGCCCAAGGTGCCGGTGATAAATAAAATTACAGGGTATTAACCTTGGGTTTTAGTTGACTAATTAACACCGGGAGGCAGCCATGGAAGACTACGTTAACGCCGCGGAGACAACCGCAGAGCTAGTCCAGCGTTTCAATTACGCCGATGATTTCCGGCAGCAGTACGAGGACCGCGCCCTGGAATGGTATAAATTGTACGTGGGGTACCGGGACGCCCTGTCGGAGAAGTTTGCAGGGCGGTCAAACCTGCACATCCCCAGGACGTACGAGGAAATCGACACACTCCGGTCCCGAATCATGAAGTCCTTCTTCGCCTCCCGGCCTTATATAGACTTTCTGCCCAGACCTCGGGAAGTTATCGACCCGGCGCTCATGGAGCAGCTGGAAGCAAAGGCCAAGATCGCCGGGGCAATTGTCGATGACCAGTTAAACAGTGTCGTTCCTGCGTTTTACGACTTTGTAACCTGTTTTTTAGTCTACCCGGCAGCTATAGCCTCCGTGGGTTGGCGGTATGAGACCAGGTTGACCAAGGTCAAACAGGCCCGGCAGATTCAGCCGACATTACTGGAACATGCGGCGGCATTCCTTCAAGGCATTGAACCTGTGACCAGGACGGTACTCGAAGAGATTGAGCGGGAGGTCATTTCATTCGACGACAACGACATCCAGGCGATAGACTTCTTCGACTTCTGGCCGGATCCCCGCGGCAGGGATATCGACTCCTGCCGGTTCGTCTTTCACCGCGAGTGGTTGACCGAGAAGGAGCTTCGGGACAGGCTGGCGCTTTTAGAACGCGCCGGCGCTGGAAACATCATTGAACCGCCCAGCTGGGAAGCTTTAGTCTCAGCCGGGGCAGCCCTGCAGGACGGAAGGGAGGACCGCCTGGCGCAAATAGGCTTAGGATCCGAGTACGGCCAGGGCTACTGGAAGGAGCCACGCAAAGGGTATCTCATGGAATGCCTGCACTACTGGCAGGACGATAGGCGGGCGCTGCTGGTCAACCGCCTGCAGACGGTTTTCGATGGCCCGAACCCGTACCACCGGCACGGGAAGAAGCCGTTCATCTCTACATCCTTCGACCCGCTGCCCGGCGAGTTTTACGGCATATCGGCCGTGCAAATTATTGAGCACCTGCAGGCGGAACTGAACACGTCCAGGAACCAGCGGATCGACAACGTCAGCATGATTCTCAACCGCATGTGGAAGGTCCGCAAGGGCGCTGACATCAACGAGGACGAACTTGTGAGCCGGTCGCACGGGATTATTTGGGTAGACGCCCCTGACGACGTGACGGAGATAGCCTTCTCCGACATTCCGGCCAGCAGTTACAACGATGAAAAGGTCCTGAAAGAGGACATGGAGAACGCCCTGGGTGTGCCGGCGGTGGTCCGGGGAGTCACACCGGGCCGGCAGGAGACGGCCACGGAAGTGGTCACCAAGAACACATCGGCAGGTTTCCGGTTCGACGTTAAGGTCATGCTCTACGAAGCGCTGTGCCTGAAACGCATGGCCTACCTGATGGACTGCAACAACCAGCAGTTTATTGACCGCAGCCGTCTCGTGCAGGTATTCGGGCCGGCAGGGCTCCAGTGGCAGCAAGTGGATCCGGGGGACATCCTGGGCGAACACGACTACGCGCCGGCCGGATCTTCCGTGGACCCGATGGCCAACAAGGAACTCCGCCGGCAGCAGTTAAACCAGGTTATGCAGCTGGCTGGTAAGAACCCTTACGTGGACATGTACGAGCTTACCAGGTTGTGGCTGCAGAGTTACGATATCCGCAGCGTGGATAAGCTCTTGAAGCGGCCGGAGGAAATCGCTCCACAGGCGCTTCCGCCCGGGGTTAATCCGCAAGGCCGGGGAGTGACACCAGCGGGCCTGGATGGTTCGCAGGGGCAGGGAACAACTCCGGAACAGGCGGCGATGCTGGAACAGATTCTTGGAGGTGGTACCGGTGGGCAAGGCTAAAGATGGTTCCATGAAATTAGGTGGCGGCGGGAGATTCGCCAAACTGACGGCGCAGCTGCAGGCCGAGGGTAAAAGCAAGGAGAGTGCTCAAAAGATAGCCGCAAGTGCCGGCCGCAAGAAGTACGGCGCTGCCAGGATGGCTGCCATGGCGGCCGCAGCGCTCCGGAGGAAGGGCAAATGAGCGACAAAGACCTACGCGAAGGTGAAGAGTTGCTTCTCATGTCCCGGTCTGCTGGGTGGGAACTCCTCGAGAGACACATCCAAGACCAGATACGGGCCAGGCAGAAGGAGCTTGAAGATACAGACTTTACGAATCTGTCCCAGGTTGCGAAACTTCAGGGAGAGATTCGGGGGCTAAAAAAACCATTAAATTTCCTGCAACACCGCGAGCGTAAAAGAAGCGCCGCGCTGCAGGGCAAGGAGGAATAACAGGCTTATGCCAACAGATGATCAAGTAAAAAGCGGTATTTTCGGGGATACCGGGACCAATCCCGCCCCCGCAAATGACCAACCCGGCCAGACGGACCTGGATAAAACGGATACTCCGGAAGGCGGGGATAATCAGCAGCAGAGTCAGCAGCCGGAAAGGCTGTACGCCGGCAAGTACAAGACCATTGAGGAGCTCGAAGCGGCCTACAAGGAGGCGCAAAGGGATTTTCACGGAGACCGCCAGGACAGGGCAGAAATGAAACGCCAGTTAGACGAACTCAAGGCAGCCCTGGCGCCCAAGAAACCAGAGACCGACCCGAAGGCCGCCCGTGAGAAGTTGATCGAACGGCTGTACGAGGAACCGGACGTCGTGATTGAGGAAGTTGCGGGAAAGATCGCTGACCGCAAGGTCAAGGAGCGCCTCGGCGACATTGAGCCGGACATCCAGCAGGTGAGGATCAACAACCAGGTGAGCCAGTTTATGGCCGCCGTACCCGATGCGCACGAGTACGACGACGACATGGCGACCATCGTCAAGGCTAATCCGGAGATAATGAAACTTCCTGACTGGCTGGAGAAGGCTTACTTTTTAGCAAAAACAGCCCGGCTGGAGGCGATACTGGCCGGCAAGGACAAGTCCACCCCATCGACTGACGTCAAGAGAGCGGCGCAGATGCCGGCGGGTGGCAAAGGCGAACCCCCGGCACGGCAGACCGAGGAAGAAAAGCTGAAAAGCACCCTCTTCGGAAGCCCGGGCGGGGAGAAAAGAAAGATGTTTGATTATTGACGCAAGAAACTTAACAGGAGTTGATTGTTTTGAGTGTACTTACATTCGATTTAGATTCTCAAAGACGCGATTTAGACGTTTCCAGCGACATCTCCCGGTACATTCCGGACGAAACGCCCTGGACCATAATTATGATGCAGTCCAGGAAACAAGCCGTAAAAACGGCCGCGTTTTACTGGTTCGAGGAGGACGTATATGGATACTGGACCCAGATCAACCACGTCGGCGGATACAATAACACAGATGCCACGTTCGTTGTTGACGACGAGTCCGTATTCGTGGCCGGAGACATCTTCAAGGTCCCGCGCACTGGTGAAGTCATGCGTGTTGTGTCCGTTAATTCCGGCGCACATTCTGTAACCGTCACCGGCTACCGCGGATACGGCGAAACTGCAGCTGTAGCCCTGCTGGATGATGATTACCTGGTCTGTCTCGGCAACGCCATGGAAGAGCGTTCAAGCGCCCCGACCGAGAAACTCGTCCAGCCGACCAAGTTATATAATTATACAGAGATCATGAGGACGACTTTCGGCGGTTCCGGTACGGTCCTGGCCGAACAGCAAGTCACGTCCGAGCAGGAGCGGTCCAGGCTTACCCGGAGCAAGGGTATCGATCACCGGCTGGCCCTGGAAAGAAAACTGTTGTTCGGTGAGCGCAAAGAGGACCTGACCAACAAGCGGCGCATGACCCGCGGGATCGAGAAATTTATCACGACAAATGTCTACGACGCCGGCGGCACGATGACCGAAACCGAGTTCGACACATATGTCTGCGAGCCCGTGTTCAAGTACGGCAGCAAGACCAAGGTCCTGGTAGCCTCTCCCCGCCTGGTCAGTATTCTGAACGGGTTCGGCAAAGAAAAGCTGCAGGTGTCCCATGGAGCGAAGGAGTACGGCCTGGATCTCCAGGAATATGTCTCCCCGCATGGCCGGCTGGTCATAGCCCCGTCCAGGGCACTTGAGCAGTATTATGCCTACCATAGCTTTATCATCGACATGCAGTATGTGAAATACCGGCCGCTACGCGACACCACACTGCGCAGGAATATCCAGAATCCCGACGTCGACGGCTTCCTGGACGAGTATCTGACCGAGGTTGGCCTGGAGTTCCGTGTCCAGAAAAGCCATATGACGGTCAAAAACGCGACGGGTTAAAAAAAACTTAAAGAATTGCGGGGCGGGTTAGCGCCCGCCCTTGTAATTATTCCACGTGAAATATTCAAGGAGAGTGATTACTTTATGATGGCTGAGTTCGTCAGCACATACCGAGAAGTCAACTATAAAATTCCCGAGACGGCAGACAAGCACGCCAAATTTAGCGATGGCCGGCTGCAAACCAATGACGAGCAGGTTGTTTCCTACCTCCGGCAGCACCGGGATTTCGGCAATACGCTAACGGAGATAGAACACCCGGATCGCAAAAGCATGACCGTCGGCGTCTGCATCTGCGAAGTCTGCGGGAAGGTGTTCGACACCAAGGCGCAGCTGACCGGACACATGAGAGTTCATAAGGGAGGCGATCTAAATGGCGACACTTAATGTTGATAAAGTAAACACCCGCCAGCTTAACGGTGTGCGGCTGGTTACTGGAACAATAGATTTTGACTCCAATTACCAGACCGGCGGCGAATCAATCAGTGTGCCCCTGAATGAAGTCAAGGGAATGCTGATTGAGAACAAGTCCGGCTTCGTGTTCCAGTATGACCGGACGAATAAGAAAGTCTTAGCCTATTGGGCCGATTATGACGCCGTAACGGACGAGGCGCTTATTCAAGTTGCCAACACTACTAACCTGTCAACGCTGACAGGCGTGGCATTCCTTGCCTGGGGGTGGTAAATGTGACACTGACCAGGATTGAAGCTGTGGTTGGCGGGTTTTTTGCCCTTGTCGGCGGGCTAATATGCGGTATCTTAGGGGGCTGGGACGTGATTTTGAAGGTGCTCGTAACCATGGTTGTACTTGACTATATTAGCGGCCTTCTGGCAGCGTTCGTGGAAAAAAAGCTGAACAGCGAGGTCGGCTTTAAAGGCGTGGCCAAGAAGGCACTGATCTTCGTCGTCGTGGCGCTTGCCGTATGCATTGACCAGGTGATCGGCAAGGAACTCGTCCGGTACGTGATCATTTGCTTTTACATAGGCACGGAGGGCTTGAGTGTTCTGAAGAATGTCGGGCGTGCAGGCCTTTCCTGGCCGGCGTTCCTCCTAGATGCCCTGGAGGAAATACAGAAGAAGGGGAAACCCGATGGAAAGGATTTGCCTTGACCCGGTTTACGGCGGCCTCGATTCCGGGGCCGCCCCCCGGTTGATAAAAAGCGGGAGGTAATCACGGATGGCTAACGAGTACGATATTCTACAAGAAATTAAGACGTTACTGGCGGGCGGGATTGCGCAAACGGGCAATAATGTAAAAGATAGTACCGATCTTGCTGTTACAGCAGGCACGGCCTTTTACACTCCAAATTACACGGCGACTGCAACACAAAAATCCATCCTGGCGATAATGACTAACACGTCAGGGATATTATCTTTGCTGATCGATGATAAAGCTGGCTATCTCAACGGCGGTGCAGCGCTTCTTGCTAATACGTGGTATGCCTTTGAGATACCCCTGCTAAGTGGTAAAACCTACAACCTGAAGCTATCAGTAAGTGCTACCGTCCAGGTTAAGTGGGAGGTGGGTTGTTAATGAATGCACCAATGCAAGGCGTTTTACAGGCCGTACCATCCGCTCCGATTATTCCTGCGATTTTCCTCAAGGCGTTAAGCAGGGTATCGGGAAGATATTATGGAATGATTGGCTGTACAAATTATATTTCTAGCGGAGTCATGGTAGCAGATAAAATATATGCTATGCCTTTTTATGTGGGAGTTAATGAATCTTTCGACAGAATCGGCGTATCTGTGAATACAGGGTCTGGGAATGCTCATTTAGGCTTGTATGATGACAATGGCAGCGGTCTACCAAATAGTCTATTGTTTGATACGGGAGAAATTAGCGTGAGTACTGGCGGCTTAAAAGAATCAATAATAAGCCAAGCTTTAACTCCTGGACTATATTGGCTTGCTGGATTATTCAGCGGCACACCTTCTGTTTTTAGGCCCTGGAATATTATAGATTTAATTGGTCTGGGTAGTATTAGCGTATTCAACGGAGGAAGTGCTTGTTTTTATCTGACATCACAGGCTTACGGTAGTCTTCCTAATCCTCATCCTGCTCCGAGTTTAGCTTCTTCATCCGATTTACAGCCTGGGATTTGTTTAAGGAGGGTTTAGCGTGGCGAAAAATCAACTTTGGGACAGTGAAGGCAATCTTGTATTTGAAGAAGAAGTCCCTGATGTAGTGGTAAATCAGCCTACGGTAGAGGAATTAACTCAGGTGGTCGCAGAACTGACAGCAATCCTAAACGAGAAGGGGTTGATACCCTAATGAGCAGCAAACTTGAAGGTTTTATGAAGGCACAAGGCATCAATGCAAAAAACACCGAAAAAGAAAAACCTGAGACTGATTTTGACAAGATGTCTGCAAATGACAAGTGGGCTCTGGTTGAAAAAATGCTCAGGGACTTGGGATATATAAATTAGACCGCTATTCCGCTAACGGAGCGGCGAGAGTGAAATAAACCGTCCACTTGGACAACCTTACAGAAAGGATAATTAACCAATGGATAAATGGCTTGAGTTAGTCAATACGAAGTGCAAAGACTGGCCCGTAAAGCCCAGTTCTCCCGATAACAGGGACTGGCCGCTGCGGGCTATAACGGAAGCTGTTACCGTTCCGGACGCAGCGAGCTTGAAGCATTATAATACCGGAATCCTGAACCAGTATACAAGTCCGTTATGCGCTGCTTACGCAATAGTGAGTGTTTTGCATTCTTACTACAGTCTACCGCCCGGGACGCTCAGTCCGCGGTTTATGTACTGGAAGGCGAAAGAAATTGACGGTATCCCTGATCAGGAAGGAACAACCCTCCGGGCTGTATTGCAAGTGGCGCAGAAGACCGGAGCCTGTCCTGAAAGATTGTGCCCATCCTGGCCCGATTGGGGCAAACCGGTATTTACTACCGAAATGATGTCTGAAGCGGCCAAGCATAAGATAAAGTCCTACGCACGATTAAATGTCGGTACTTTGGATGATGTTGAGAAGACAATCGCTGCCGGCCGCATGGTCATTGCCGGCAGCCTGGTTACGTCAATCGACTGGGCCGATGGATGGATATTAAAACCGGAAGGGACAATAAGAGGCAGCCATGCTACAGTTCTTGAAGAATACAACAAAAGCCTCTCTTATGAGAAATGCACACGGTTCTCCGGTGGCCCAAACAGCTGGGGTCCTGATTGGGGCGGCATGGGTGGATTCTACCAGATGGCTGAAGCCTTTGTAGAGTTCCGCGATCTGGACATCGGCTTACATGGTCTTATGGAAGCCTGGGCCGTCGAATTTGACCAGCCCTTTACGCCAAAATACCCGGCGCAGACCCGGCAATTCGACTCACCGCCGACGATTATAAATGGTCGCACCATGGTTGAATTACGCGGCCTGGCGAATGTCACAGAGGCTACGAGGATTGACTGGGACGGTAAGGAGCGAAAGGTTACGCTGGATTATCCTGACCGGTCGGTACAGCTATGGATTGATAAAAAAGACTATCAGGTCACTCCCAAATAGTCTTTTCGGAGGTTTTGCTATGACTGAGATGACTGTCACAGAACTATGCGCATATGCCTGTAGCAGGCTTCTAGGTAAGCCCACTACGTATATAGACGCTAATACGGAGGGTTTAGACTGGGTTAATGAGTTCCAGGACGATAACGCCGATAAAATCATTTATAATTCTTTCGTTATTCAGTCGCTTTCTAACAGCGAAGCTAATAAGTGGTATTTATGCTCTTCCGACGCCGGTAAACTCATTGACGTACGGGATTCTAATGGTGAAGTTACCTATAATTATAAAATAGATTCGAGGATGATATTTTTTTATGACGGCGGTGATTATACAGTAAAATATCTTGCCCTACCGGATGATTTGTTTACTTCAGCACAGTACCCTAATTGTCATTCTATTTTCACTAAAGTGATTCCGTATTACCTAGCATGGAAAAAAGTATCAAATGGGGATCCTGCCCGGCCAGATGCCCTTTTCTGGAAGCAGCTTTACGAAGAAAAGATGACTGCAATGCTGCGCGTTTTACAGACACAGAAAAAGTTTGGCAAAAGAGAAACTGATATTTGGAGGTAATTAACTATGACTGTAGCAGAAATATGTAAGTATGCCTGTACTTATCTTTTAAACAAGCCTACCTCGTATATTGTCGCCGCAACGGAAGGAGTCAATTGGATTAACGAGTGGCAGGAAGAGAGCGTTGATCTGATTAAAAATTTTGCCACTCAAGCCCTTAATGGCTGTGTGGCTAATACATGGTACAGCCTGCCTGCTGACTGCGCCAAAATTTACGAAGTAAGGGATTCTAGCGACAATATCATAAAGGTATCGGACTATATTGCCGACCTCGGACAGATTTCCTTTTCCTATGATGGAACGTACGAGATTATGTATTACCAGATTCCGACTGCGGTAACACTTGGCAGCAGCACCCCTGATTGCCACGCTCTTTTTCACAAGGTTATTGCGTACTGGCTGGCTTACAAGAAAACATCCCTTGATGCTCAGAACATTGAAACTATACCGGAAGACCAGGTTAAGCCCAGCAATTATCCATGGGAAAAATGGGAAGCTCTGTACGAGAAGAAAATGGCCTCGGTGTTGAGGGGCCTGCAAAGACGGGCCGGTAAAAATGAAGTTGAGGTTCGGAGGTAATTAACAATGGCACGTCAACCGATTAGATTCACTTTCGGTGGGATTGACGCCCGCCACACGAGACAGCCGGGAGATCCTTCCACGGGTAAGAACTTTTACATAAAAAACGGGGAACTGTTCACCCGTGGGGGATCCAGTGCTATCTATACCGACCCGGCGTTCGCAGCTTATGTAAGAAGCATTCATTCTGTCGGGCAGGTAAGCATAACCACCCGCGTACTTGTCGAGGAAAATAGCAACCTCTGGCATTCCCTGGACGGATGTATGAGCTGGTCCAAACTCATGAACGGGACCGTGACGGGACAGGGGTTTAAGTCAAATCCATGGCAGGATTATCTTATCATTGTTAATGGAACGCAGAAAAAGGCATATAACATAGCCGCTGCAACCTTGGCAGACCTGGGCGGCCCTCCCCCATCATTAGAAGACGTAGTAACATGGAAGAATTATATTTGGGGCTGGGCGCCGCATTATCCCAACTCGAATTATCTTTGGTTTTGCGGAGAAGACGGCGGCAATGTCTCTAAAGATGTGTGGCCATCAACTCACTTTTTAAACGTCGGTGGCGATGTTGGATCTCCGGTTTTGAAGTTTGTCCCCGTTAAAGATCACGCCATTGCACTGACTTTTAAGGGCTATTTCCGTATTTACGGCACTCCCCCAGGTGATCTTGAAATGTATTACGCAGGCAATGTCAACTTGTACGATGGAAACCTGATAGCTACGGCGGCGGATATGCCGATCTGGCTTGGCCTTGAAGGCGGGTACCGTAGAATTTATTGCTATACGGGTACTACCGCAATACCGATCAGTATGCCGATAGAAGAAATGCTTCAATCATACACATTAACTAATGCCCGGGCAGTCGGCATTGCCAACCAATGGTGGATGTTTGTTCCGGACACTCCTTCGTCTGGTTATACAACAGCTTTAGTCTTTGATACAACGGAGAGAAAGTGGTCTATATATGAGTATCCTTTCATTGTAAGGTCTGCCTGTGTTTATGGTGATTACATGGGCCGCGAATACATTTACTGTGGCCTTGGGTCGGCGGTAAGCGGCAAATGGATTGCGCGCCTGGGTGATAATACTACAGACGCCGGCAGCGTGGCTATAACAACAGATTTTACATTAGGGCCTTACGATATCTTTGATGCAGAGATTACGGCCAGAACACTATATTTAAATGGAAAACCGAGGAACAACTTCTCACTGTACATTTATCCGAAAATGGACAACAACACCGAGGAGTTGCCGAACACAATGGCTTTTACAACCGGGCAGCCGGCAACGCAAAATATCCCGCTGAGGACTAGTTTCGGTTACAACCTGTCTTTGCGGTTTATCTCAACGGACAAAATAAACGCTCTCCGCAAAGGGAGTGTTGTTTTTGAAGAGGGGGTGAGGTCATAGTGGCTAATATCTCATTAAAGATGATTGAATATCCGGAAGACACGGACTTGCTAAACCCCGAGACAGAATCCCTGCGTAAGCTGATCGATACAATAAACGACAACTTTATGCAGTTAATGTATTTGATCGGCAAACTATAGTTGATTGCAAGGAGGCGTATTACATGGCTGACTTAACAGGCTACAAATGGATCCGGGATCTATTCCCCAATGTGAAATGGGACGCAGCCACAAAAACAGCGACGACTCCCGAAGGGGTGTCTTATAACGCTTCGCAAGGAATTATACAAAACGGGAAGTTTTATCTGCCCTACACGACAATGGCGCAAGGTTACGCCAACTATACGCCACAAAGCGCTGTAACCCCTGATAATATACAGAGCACGACAGATTTATACCGGACCATGTTTGAACCCCAGTTAAAATCACGCCAGTCAGAAGTTGCACAGAGACAAAAGGCAATTGAGGCGCAAGCCGAATCTCAGAGACGCACAGCAGAAGCCGCGTATAAATCAGGGTTGGCCAGCCTGACCTCACAAAAAGAAAACTCGCTGGAACAGGCTATAGAGCAGGCCCGCAAGTCTGCGATAGCCAGGGGAGTTTACACTTCCGGCATATATGACGAGCTCCAGCAGAAAGAAAGAGAGAACGTCGAAAGCGCTTACGCTCCCGGCCTTCAGTCCCTGGAATCAACCAAGGCGGCGGCCATCGCCAACATCGGCTCAGAGTCGGGCCAGGCCCTTGATGAGTTGGCCCTGGCAGACAAACAATATGAATCCCAGATAGATAGTTATCTTCTTCAGCAGGTTATAGCAGCTCTTCAGGGTCAGGACACGGCTGCGAAAACAAAGACGCAGCAGATGGCCGAATGGCTGTACAACCTTGGGCAGCAGGACTGGGAGCGCGGGGTAACTGAGGCGGGACTGACGGGTACGTACAAAGGTCAGTATACTCCGGACGCGCGTGCGGCGATTGCCTCACTGACCGGCACTGATCCGGCCACCGGGAAGGCGACGTATCAGGCAGCCACGAGGGCGGCGAGCGGGAGTTCAGCGGCGAAAAGCTCGGGCAGTTTGACCACGACACAGAAGACCAATAACCTGGCTGACGCGTACGAAGCGATTGACGCAGCCCTGGCGTCCGGGAATACGCAGGAAGAGATTGAGGCAAGTATTCGTTCGCAGAGCGCCAGTCTAACCCGTAGCGGCGTCGATCCAAATAAATTAATCACTTACGTGCAGACGAGGGCGCTGGACTATACGCCCACAGAGAAAGTCAACCCCTTGAAACAGCGGCCATGGTGGCAGCAGGCTATCGACACGGTTGTTCCTGGATCACAATACAGGTAAGGGTGTGAGCTGAATATGCCTTTCGATTTTACCGAGGTTAAGAAAACCGGCCAGGAGAAAAAACAGTTTGACTTTACTGGAGTTCAGCAGGCCGGAGGAAAGGCTGTCCAGAAACAGAATATTGATGCTCTGGCCAACAAGCTTTTTGTGGATGAGCCGGTCAGCAAGCCAGTCCAGCAATCAGCAGGCAGCAAGCTCAAAAACGCATTGGCCAATATTGGTTATGCTATACAGGGCGAGGGGTACGACGAGGCAGCCCTGAAGAAGGCACAACCTGTCAACGTCGGCAAGGAACTTCTCAATACTGTGAACATGCTGGGCGAAGGTGCGTTCGGTTGGGTACCTGAAAAGGCCAGGGAAGCATTTGCCATGACGAAGGGCATTCCTCCCGAAAGACTGAAGGCTTACACAGAGAAGAAAACACCCAAAACGCTGAGCGAAAAGGTTGCCTACGGCGCAGGGGAAATACTGCCCATTATTGCGGGCTATGCGGGAATAGGTAATCCAGTAACGCAGGCAGCCATGAAGGCGCTGACCAAGACTGCTCCCAAGGCTGCCGCCGGCATAACCGGAAAGATTATAAAACATGCCCTGCCAGGCGCTATTACGGGGGCGGTTTATGAAGGCGGCAAGGCTGCAGCTGACGAAAGGGCTGCCGGTGAAGTTGCAAAGCAAGCTGGTATAGGTGCGGGCGCTTTTGCCGCCGGCGACGTGGCCGGGAGGGCGGTTATAAAAGCCGCTGTTCCCATATTGAAGAAAATTTTAAGCAGATCCATTAAACCGGAGGTTCACATTCCGGAAGCGGTGGAACCGGTGAAATCAGAGGTAAGCGCCGAGATAAAGAAAGCCAGGTTGCTGGGGACGAAACCCCTGCAGTTGCCTGAGTGGGCTTCGGAATCCGGGCCGATCAGGGCAAAAGACACGACCAGGGCGGCCATCCCGGCAACAGCCGAAGAAGCTGCGCAGATGGCCACTGCCAAGAAGTACGGCTTCAGCTACCCGATGAGCACGCAGGACAAGGTGGCAGCGGAGTTCTACGACACGATTGCAAGCCTAAAGAAAACCGTTTCCGAAAAGTACGTTCCCCCGGCTGAGAGCAAGAGGGAAATGGTCAACTTCGTCCATGAAGGATTTGGCGGGAAGATCAGCAAGAACGAGATCCGCAAAATGTCCTACGATGAACTGCTGGATATGTCCGGGCAGATCGCCAAAGAGAGGCCGAACCTGTGGGAAGTGGCCAAGGAGGAAGCGGCCAAACGCGGCGTTGACCTGGAGGACCTCTATAAGACCGCCACGGATCCGGAGCACGCCAGGATGAAGGACGTCGTGGGCCTGGGCAACGAGCCCGTGAAGGAATACCCGACGGCGGAGGCAGCGCCGGCGCGTCCGGAGACTGAGTTAAACGTTGCCCGTAACCTGTTAAAGGATATGCAGAACCCCGTCCGGGCAGCGAAGATTTTCAAGACTTATCCGGAATTAAAAGCCGAGTTTCCGGGGCTGATTAAAAAGATAAACAAGATCCCGCCGCTGGCCAGGGAATTGGAGAGCGCCGGCATATCAAAAATGCAGGGACAGGCCCCTGAAACTCAGGCAATGAGGAAACCGCCAGAACAACCGGGGAAAGTTATTGCCATAACGGGAAATGAGTTCGGGGAGAATCTTACTAATAAGGAGCTTCGCACAAGGGCATCCGATTATGCAATAAGTAACTTCAAAGACAAAGTAATTCGCAATATAGACACTGGTCATGATATACGCATTCCGGTCAGCGGTATCAGACACGTAATCTCCTACAGCGGAGATGCCCGGAAAGCAAAACTATTAACAGCCTTGCCGGATATCCTTGAGCATTCAAAATATATCGGAACCGAAGAGCCATATAAAATAGATCAAAACATAAAAAACATTCACCGATTTCAGACCACAGCCCGAATTGGTAACGAGAATGTTCTTGTGAATTCCATTATACGGGAGACCAATGAAGGGAAATTATTTTATGACTATCGTTTGAGTAACATAGAAAAAATAGAGCCTGTTGGAACTCCGGGGTCGATAAACCAAAAAGGTTTAAAGCCTTCCAGCGCAACAGACTCTGACAATATTATACAGGAAGGCGCCGGGAATGTAAAGGGTGAAAAGATAGATGCAATGACGTCAGCGCCCACGCCGGACAAGAACACATATGTTATTAATCGTATAGACAAAGAGCCGTTCGTAGTTAAACGCGGTGACACGGTCGAAGTGCATTTGAACAAGACGGTCAAAGAGGGTAGAGTCACAGGCATCTCCCACGCCAAGAAGCAGATCCGGGTTAATGGTATCTGGTATGATCACGGATTCGTCTATCCTGCAGCACCCAAACCTGCGGCCGTCACAAAAGGGAAAGCGCCATTATCCAAAGTCGTTGAATGGGGAGATACGCCTTCCCTGGCCAAAGAAGACGTCCAGGCGATGGCGCAGTTCCATATAAATCCCCGTCCGAGCGGACCGCCCACGGCGGAAACAATTAAACGCAAGCAAATTATTAACTTCCTGGATAAGAAGTTTGCTCCGATACGAGTTGGCCGCTATCATGTGAGAAACGCCCTGGGCATCTTTAAGATCAAGTCCGAGGTTGTCCGGACGAAAGTGGCCAATGATATTCCTGTCATCGCCCACGAGGTTGGCCACTTTCTTGATAAACGTCTCGGCCTGGCCAACCCCGCCCATGACCGGGAGCTGCTTGCCCTTGGGCAAGGGACATCCGCGAAGGGCTATACTCCGGATATGATCCGCAAGGAAGGCGTCGCCGAGTTCATGCGGTTGTACCTGACCGACACGGCAGCTGCACGTTCATCGGCGCCGGGTTATTACGCAGCGTTCGAAAAGCAGGTATCAGCACATCCGGAGATTATGGACGCGCTGAACCAGGCCCAGCAGGATATCCATATCTGGTATAACCAGTCGGCCAAGGCTCAGATACTCGGGAGTATGTCGATAGGCGAAAAGAAGAAAAGAAAAGTTACCTTGGACAATCTCTATACCTGGGCGGTAGACGAGATCCACCCTCTGAAGCGGTTTGTTGAAGAGGTCGGAATAAAAGGCTTACCCGTTGAGAAAGACCCCTATAAACTGGCCTGGCTGGCACGTGGATGGACCGGGAAGGCTGAGACGATGCTTCACCGCGGCATACTGGACTCAAAAGGCAAGAAGATCGGCATGTCGCTGGACGAGGTATTAAAGCCGGTTGAGGATAATCTTGACGATTTCAGGGCTTATATTGTAGCTAAACACTCACTGGAGATAACTGCACAAGGAAAGAACACTGGAATCACGGATACTGCCGCCCAGACTGTTGTTAATGACGAAGCGTACCGTTTTCAGCCCGTTCTTGACAACCTGGTCAAGTACCAGGACGCCGTATTAAAGAAGCTGGTTGACGCCGGCATGATAAGTTCCGAATCGATGGCCAGGATGCGGGAGATGTATCCTAATTACGTGCCGTTCTATCGGGAGTTCGACACCCTAAACGCAGCCGGCGAATATCTGGCCAAAGGCGGCTTCGCCAATCTGAGCAACCCGGTTAAGAAGATGAAGGGTTCGACAAGGGACATTACCGACCCGATTGAGAGCATTATCAAGAATACATACCTTTACACGAATATAGCGGAGCGCAACAAAGTGGGCCGGGCAATCGCGGAACTGGCCGACGCAAAGGAAGGCCTCGGCAGGCTTGTCGAAAAGGTTGAAGGAGGCAGGTCCGGGAAGGAAAACGTCTTAAACGTCTTCAGGGACGGGGAGGTTGAACATTACCAACTGGACCCGGACCTTTACCGGGCAACACTGGCGTTGGACAGAGAATCGGCGAACATCATTGTAAAACTGCTTAGTTATCCGGCGTCATGGCTGAGAGCCGGGGCGACATTGTCTCCGGACTTCATACTAAGAAACCCGGTCCGGGACCAGTTCAGCGCATTCGTAAACAGTAAGTACGGCTTTATACCCGGCCTGGACTTGGCTAGGGGCCTGTCACACGCTTTTAAAAAGGATGATCTTTACTGGCAATGGATGAATTCTGGCGGCGCACATTCGACGCTGGTAGCTCTTGACCGTGACTACCTGCAGAAGAGTCTGCGGGAAATGCTCAAGCCCGACAAGAGCATGTCTAGAAAGGTTATAGATATTGTTAATCCTCTTAACTGGATGGAAATGCTCCGGGCTCTGTCAGAATTAGGCGAGCAGGGAACACGCATCGGTGAATTTGCCAAGGGGTTAAGAAGCGGGGCGAGTCCACTGGACGCAGCTTTGGCCTCACGAGACGTCACGCTGGACTTTTCCCGCGTTGGGACACACATGAAGCAGTACAACCGGATAACTGCCTTTTCCAATGCTACCATACAGGGGACCGACAAGATGGTGCGGCAGTTTAAGGAGAACCCGAAAGGTTCTATACTGAGAACAGTATTGTCAATTACGCTGCCATCCGTGTTGCTTTACCTTCACAATCACGATAACCCAGTATATCAGAGCCGTCCCCAGTGGGAGAAGGATAGGTATTGGATTATTCCTACCGGAAGGACAAAAGATTCCAAGATATTTAGGATTCCGAAACCGTTCGAGCTGGGAATCCTGTTCGGGACATTCTACGAAAGAATGATGGCCTGGATGATCGATAAGGATCCGGAAGCGTTCAAGGATTATGGGGCTCTCGTACTTCAATCCCTCGTTCCAGGTTATATCCTGACGGGACTGATCCCGATTATCGAAGCTATAACAAATTACTCATTTTTTACTGGCCGACCAATCGTTCCGCAGCGGGAAGACAGGTTAGAGCTAAACGAGCAGTACGGCCCGCGCACGACTGAAACTGCTAAGTTTCTGGCAAAAGGCGGCAAATATGTTCCTTATCTTAGAGGGGGACTCGGTTCGCCTCGTAAGGTTGACAACCTAATCCGCGGGTACACTGGAGGCCTGGGGATGTATACCATTCAGGGAGCGGAGGCCCTGGGCGACGTTACCGGCGCGATGAAACGCACGCCCCGCCCGACGTTAGACACGGCTGAGTACCCGGTACTGAAGGCGTTTATGGCCAAGCCTTTTGCCAGCAACCAGGAAACACAGGACTTTTACGAGGAGCTTGATTCTCTGGAAAAGCAGTACGCCACAGCCAAACAGAAGAAGGAACGCCCGCCGGCAGGCTTCAGTATGGGCAGGTTAAGAATGCTGCGCAGCGTTAACGAAAGGTTCCAGGATATGCGGGCGAATGAGCGGGCAATAGAGGCCAGCAAAACGATGAGCCCGGATATGAAAAAGAAGAGACTTGACGATATTGACATGAGAATGCTTAACCTGATCAGGCATGTACAGGGAAAAGAAGCCGTGAGATAGGATTATAGAACTTTCCGTCCGGTGATCAGTTCGTATATTTTAGTTATCGGCCATACTACGACCCAGATAATGCAGGAAAAGCCGAAACACCAAGCGATTAGTTCAGGGATGATGGCGAAGACCAGAAAGATGATTACGACCGTGGTGATCAGGAATACCGGCCAGTAAACGAATATCCGGAGAAGCTTGTTTTCAGGACCCTCGATCAGCCAGTCGAGGGTTTTGTTCCATATGACACGGAGTCTGTCGAGCAAGGGAAACACCTCTGTAGTTATATTCTGCATGGTGTGAAGATTCCCTTTTTGTATGCAATTATTGAATATTTCACGTGGAATAATGCAAAACCGTTTCACGATATTGTGATATTGTAATTCATTACTGTAAAACCGTTTCACGTTTATATTTCTTGGTTAATCAGTTAGGTAACGGATAAAGTAAGACCGGGTCTCCGGCACCATTATTTTTGGGGGTTTTACTCTCAAAAATAATTGAGTGTTTATTGCTCCACAGCATGTCTAAATTCTGCTAAGAGAGAGTTAACCCTTTTCTTTATGAAATTAATTCATAGCGAAAAGGGTTTTTATTTTAACGTTAAAAGACGCAGGCGTTAAGATCTATCGTACAGATCTTAACGGTACAATTGTCGTTTCGACGGATGGAAAGACCTTTTCTATTCTTTTTTAATACGGGTTCTAAGATGCTCTTTGACAATAAGAGTATCTTTACTGCCAGGTTTAAGATTGGCTCCCTGTGATAATCTGTAAACTATCAACTGGTTAAGACTGACGTTTTCCTCTTTTGCTCGCTCTGTAAGACTTTTGCTCGCTCTGTAAGACTTTTATGTAGAGATTTCGGAATCCTAATCCGAAGTTGTCCGGAGTATTCGTTCGTTATGGGTTCCGGTATAGGGTGGCCTATCTCCAGACAGGTCTCTACCCAGCATTTTTTAGCATCCTCCACGTTAACCAGGGCTTCCTCTGGAGTTTCCCCGTCAGACATACAACCGGGAAGGTAGGGAATAGTAGCTAACCAACCTCCCCCTTCATCTTCGGTAAGTCTTCTCAGTTTTATTTCATACGGTAAGTTAAGGTAGTATTCGCTATTTTTCATCTCTACATTTCCTCCTGTATTTTGTTGATTAAGTTAATAGCTTCCTTAACGTAAATAGCTTTGATAGGTTTGGCTTTAGAACAGCCTACACAAAGAGTCCGCCGGGTTTTAAACCATTTGTCAGTTGACAATATCTATCCTTTGGGAGGAAGGGAACCAGATTACAGTTGCCCCAAAGGATTCAGATACAAAGCTGATGGGGACCATTGCCCGTCCTTGCATAATTGTAACTGGAGTATCCATACCGGGCGCTGTTTTATCTGCAACCAGTCGCAGTGACTTGTCTTTCAGCTTGATTTCAACCGTTCTGGTCTGCTCCAGCCATTGAACATCCGCTCCCAAACTCTCAGCAACAATCCTCAGAGGGACCATGGTCCGGTTGTTGAGCAGGATCGGCGCAACGTCCGTATAACCCGCTTTTCCGTTGACAGTAGTGGCCGTCATATTGATTCCCATGCTCATCGTCACCAGGTCTTCAGCTTCAACGATTCCGTAATAACTGAACTTCCCGGTATAAAAAGTAAAAGTTTTCGACGATGGATCATAACTTCCGCCCAATCTTACGGGAACTATATTCCCGGCGGCGTCTTTTTCGTACCGCAACGCCGTCAGTTTGGCAATATCTTCATCTTTCAAGGCGGCGCCGGACAAATCAAGGATTACTTTTACGGGTTCGTTAAAACTATTGATTATTTCTGTTTCCTTTGTACCTGCTATACCGGCGCTGCTTTCTTTGGAAATTTGAGCAGTGAGATCTGCGATATTGCCGCCAACGTCAAAAAGCCCGGTGGATTGGCCTATTTTCGCTTTGGCCAGAATTTCCTGCTTTTCAGAAGCTGTTATGTTTTTGGCTCCCAATTGCACAGTGCCTTTCACTTCACTGAAAGCCTTTTTTAACTGTTCCGTATAAAGGTCGTTTGAAGCAAATCTTATTTCTATGCCCTTATTGGTCAGTGTCATTTCTTTATTCAATTCAATAAGCTTATTAATGCTGTCCGGCGATATTTCAACCATGTTATTTTTTCTGCTTTCCAGGCTGATCTTGATTTCTTGATTCTTTTCCAGTGCTTCCCTGATAATTTCATCTCCTGTTTTATCTTGAGGAGGAATTAGGGCGGAGCCCTCGTAACTGCCGGATGTATTTTCCTGGTATGCGCTAAAGTACCATAAAACCTGGTCATTGGCGTTTAGTTTATATTGGATGGCGGGAATTGCAGGCGCTGCTTCATTAACTTTATACATCCAGCCGTTCATTCCCTCTGGTCCCTGCCCGGCAATAGTGTGAATGTAATCAATAGAATTATAGCTATAGCTCAAGCCGGTTTTGTCAAGAGCTCCCACCGGGGTTACGCTATGAACATCATTGGCTGAAAGATACACGGTAGTATTGGGAAATAAAGTATTGCCCGATTTGCCTGTTACTTTTACGGAAACCGCGGTATACTGCGAAGACGGATTCCCGCCGCCGCTGCCGTTAGCTTCCACGGTGACGCCGGCGGTTCCACAAACACCCTGGTAAACCGCCGTAACCACGGTGTTTCCTGCCGCCACTCCGGTGACAATCCCCTTATTGTCCACCGCAGCGATGCCGGTGTTATCGACCGTCCAGACCGCTGTGGAACTAACAGCATTAACGGCGCCGTTCATCTGCGAGATATGGGCCTCGTACTGCTGTGTCCTGCCTACAGAGATCTCTGCTTCCTCCGGCGTCACCTTTACCCCCAGCGCCGTTTCCGGATGCACGCTCCCGCCCAGCGCAAGACAGGCGTCCAGAGCCCAGGTGTCATCGGCCAGGTTTCCGGAAGAACCAAAAGTCCCGTCTTCATTAAGGGCATCATTCCGCATATAGTCAACAGCGCTTTTACCTTCCGTTGTCCACGCGTCAGGAGCAAGACCCAGGCGGGCTAAGGTCAGGATTGCTTCTGCCGTATCGACCAGCGGGTCATCAAAACCTGCCGTATCCCGAAAGCTTCCGTCAGTTTGCTGGCGGTTCTGCAGCCAGGTTTTTGCCCCGTCTAACGCTGTCCGGACAGCATCGGTTTTTCCCCCGGCGAAAGGCTCCAGATAGACTAATGTTCTTACCGCCTGAGTTGTTGTCATGAAGTCATTCGTAATATAATTAGGTATGTCTTCTGCAGGCCAGGCCTTTGTAACAGGGTCCTGGCTGCCCAGAATATAGCTGACGGCCTTTTGCGTATCAAACCCGGCGATATCTCCCGCCCGTCCCAAAGCCTCAAAAGCAGGCATGTTGCTGTATATACCATAAAGACCGGTATCGAATGAACCATTGCCGCTGGCAGTCTGCCGGTTTTTTAGAATTGTCAGCAATTGAGCGGCTCTGTTATCCCCGAAAGCCTCTGCCGCCAGGAATTCCTGCGCCACACGTTTTGCCGGGGATTTGTTCGCTGTTTCGTCTTTAGAAATTGTCTCGTCGATAAGATTTAATATCCCGGCTTTTAAACTTGACCCCCGGTATACCCAACTGCTTACGTCTGCGCCGGCCTGGCTTAAGATGTAGGCCTCACAGGCGCCAAAATGTCCATATCCTCCGTCTACCGCCAATCCTTCCTGATGCACGCTGTAGATGTTCCTGACCGCCTTGACGGCTAAATTATCAAAGGACTCATCCGCAAATGCTTTTCCCATGTTTCCCTGAAATAATGAAGGTGATAAAGGCAGTATTGCCGTAACCAAAATAGCTATTGAGATTAATATCGCCAATAGTTTATTGCTTTCACGTTTCCTGTAAATATTCATCGCCATGATCCTCCGTATTTCTTTAACTTTTTATTATTTGTTTTTTAAAGCTTCATGCAGAGCTTTTATAACCATGCTATCCTGAAAATTGATGTGCATCAGGAAGGTCAACTGCCTATGTGCTCATGTTCGCCTCTTATACTTGTACGAACTCGTTCACCCTCAGGCTCGGTCAAAACTCGGCGCTTATGCGCCTCAAACAATTCCCTCGCTTAACCTCGGGTTCACTCGTTCTTTGAATGAAGGCTCAAAATCGCACTTAAGGCATTGACCTCCCTTTGTAGATGAATTTTCATCCTCCTGATGGCGTCGTTTCAGCGGCATGGATGTCTATTTCCCAGACTTTGAACATTGTTATTCCCCTCTCTTTCAAAAGTGATATATTTGCGGCCTGTTGTCATTTGAAAATTTGCGTTAAAAAAGTCTCCCGGCATTTGCCAAGAGACTTTTCCCATCTTGAAAGTCACTGCTTAAACGTTAAAACAACAGACGATATAATTCCCCTTCATCCATTAAATAGTGTAAGGCAGGTCTCCTGGCTTGCGGCTCATCCTCGTTTCCGCCTTCCCATGCTTCACGCACAGTGGCATCTCCAGTGAACTTAGAGTGTGGAAAATTGTCGCCGTTTACAGTGGTGGGTCCGCACCGGATTCCGCTTTACAAGCGTCACCGGTTTCCCTATTCTCCCTTTTGCTTAAGGGCACCCTATACTAAAAGAATTATTCTATTTTTCCTGTGCTATTTTGCAACCCTGAATCACGAGTCCATGACATTCTCTTATTTAATAAGATTAAACAACTTGATTAATTTTCCTCCTTAACTCCTTAATAAATTATGCGACAAAATTCGACATAACTTCTTAACTGCCGATGATAATCAAATGCTGGACGTAATACAAAAATGTTGGGCAGAAGGATGAAAATCAACAATAAAGGAAGGTCAATGCCTTAAGTGCGATTTTATAAGAGGCGAACATGAGCACGTAGGCAGTTGACCTCCCTAATGCAAGTTAATTTTCAGAGTAGACGTTTAAAAAAGACTTATTTTACAAAAACATAGTTGATACTAATCAGCAGAACGTTTTTTGCCCCACCACGCCGACAGGTAGGTTTTCAGGAGGTTTCCCCCGGCGTTTGCCGTTGTAATGGCGATGGCTATTTTGGGTAAGAAAATAGGGTTTAGATAAATTAAATAACGCGGTTCCCAAAAAGGATCAAATTTATCTTTAAAAAAGTGTAAGCCTTTAAATGAGTACAATTGGTTAAAGTGGTCATAGAAAAAATTTAAAAATTTTTCCTGAAAGCTGTCCTCGGGTTTTGTTCCCACGCCTGCCAAAGGGGAAAGGCCAAGATTAAAGCTTTGATATCCCTGTTCCTTTAAATATTCAATGAGACGCACAAATAATAAATCCATAATCCCGCTTTTATTGTCCCTTCGCCTCATCAGATCTATAGTTCCTTCGTTATGGTTGTATTCTGGGATAGGGTTTGCAAAAGCAACTATTTTGTCCTGTGCGTCAGAAACTGTAATAACAGTGCAGTTTTTAAGATATTGAACGTCAAACCAGCCAAGAGAGAATCTTTTTTCGCTGCCATGCTGTAAATGCAGCCATTCATCAGAAACTTCCTTCAACTGTTTCAGGGTGAGATCGTTCAGCGGCGGTTCGTTTATTTTTGTTTTAAATCCTTTGCGGCTCAAGTTATTGACGGATTGCCTGATGCCTTTCCGCTGACTTCCTTCCATGGAAAACATTTTCAGGTCAATAATTGCTTCCTCGCCTATTTTTAAGCTCTTGAATCCCATATTATGGTAAGCCGGTAAATTATCGGGCAAAGCCTGATAAAATACCAGGTGCCAGTCGTTTTTAAGGCACGTTTCTTTAAATTGACTTACCAGTTGGCTTAGATCATCTTTAGGACCGATCGGGTCGCCAAGGACAATGGCAACATTGCCGACAAGGGTATACGCCGCATAGCTTTTGCCGGAATTACTGAAAAAAAATAATTTATCAGGGAGCAGGGTCAGGTAGGCTAAAGGAGAATGGCCAAACCTGGTAAGTATGTTCAGTGCACGTTTTCTCTCATATGGAAGAATACGCCTGCGGTAGATAACGGGCCGTAAAATCATGCTTACACCGTATACAAGGCCTATTATCTCAATAACGGCAAATGAATCCAGGAACCAGCGAGCTATATGGGTGAGATGATGGCCGGGAGGTTCTCCTATCCAGAGCAGGAATAACAATGACTGCCGGGAGGATTCAATAAGTCCAGCGGTTAAATGTCAATAGCCAATTGGGGGAAAGTTTTTAAAAAAGTGCTGGTATTTGCTTAAAAAAAGCAAAAAGAAGGAACACCTCAATAAACCTACCAAAACCAATTGTAATAAATGG